TCCTCTACTTGGATATCTTCCTATATTAATGCTAGAGGGAATTATGACTACATTACAAGAAATCAATTACTTGAATTTCAAACATCTGTCAAGTATTTATTAGCAGACAGATTACAAGAATATTTAACTGATAATGTCATTACACATATTGATGAAATTATTAATAACATTAAGAGAGTTCAGATATTGATGGCAGCTTGTGATAATAACTTTAATTCTAGTCAATATGGTGTCTGGGATAAAGATATGAGTGATTGGATATATAAATATATCTCAACACATGGAAGAAGTGGTGAGGTGTCTTATAGAGATGTTTTTGAAGATGTTTTATGCTTTGTTGACAAAGATGTTGAATCTGTTTTAATTGGTCTTAAACAAGCAATTGAAAATAAACCAGAAAATGAAAGAACTGAAAGAGAAAATAATGCTTTAAGAGAATTAGATAATTTAGGAGGTATCTATTATGCCTAATAATCCTACATCTCCAACAATTACAAATGTTCTATATTTGTATCACACAGATGAGTGGTTACTTTTACCTGAATATCCAGATTCAATTATGGATAAGATGGGCTCTACATTTGCTCAAACAAATGCTTTAAGTAGAACTGCACCTGTTTTTACTTATTCTTATAGTGGTCCTAGAGAAGTTCAAGTTCAGTTACATTTGCATAGAGATATGGTAAGAGATTTAAACATTGACTTTGCAAAATGGGGTCTTGAAGATGGTGAAGACTTTGTTGAGTCTCTAATTAGAAAACTTCAAGCAATTGCTTTACCAAAATATAATGCCGCTATTAAGAGCATTACACCACCTATGATTGCTATTAAGTTTGGTACAGATATTTTCATTAAAGGTATTGTCAATAGTGGTGTTTCTATTGAGTATCAAAAGCCAATCTTAGATGATGATAGATATTCTCAAGTTAACTTGAACTTTACTATTTTTGAAACACAACCATATGATGCTGTCACTGTCTCAAAAGAAGGCTCTTTCAGAGGCATTACAAAAGCATTTAAAGATAAATTTCAATAGGAGATAGATTATGGATGTATTAAGAGATAAATCAAAGAAATCATATCCTTATATTTCTAGATATGCGGTCTTTCCATTTTACTATCATACAAAAGATGACAAGTATATTTATGGTATCACATCTCAATTAAGTGATGACACATCATATGTTTTACATACTGTTGTAGAAGAAGATAGTCTTGATTCTTTAGCAGATTACTATTATGGTAGACCAGACTTATTCTGGGTTATTGCTGATTTCAATAAGATTCAGGATCCATTTATCAAATTATTTGGAAAATATAAAACACTTAAAATTCCTTCATTAAGTAATATTACATTTAAACAACAATAAGGTGATGTCTAATGGCTACAAATACTGATTTAATTAATTTACTTTCAAATACAACAAGAGTTGAAACACCTTTTATTAAAGTTACAATTGGTAATTATACTTTTGGTGTGTATGATAAAGTTAGTTCTCAAGGATTTGATGCTTCTGGTGTATATACAATTAACAAAATTAAATATCCTAACTACATTCAAAGTTTAAATATTGAAAAAGTTAACGGTGTTGTTAACAAATATACATTAAATATGGTCTATCCTGTCACAGAAGCAGATGACCCTAATTTTTTCTATAAAGTTTTTAGTAGTATTAGCAGAACTCGTAGAATTACTTTTAGTTATGGTGATTTATCAGCACCTACTTACATTTATAGAGATGAAGAGGCGATTGTCTTAAAAGTTAAACAATCAATGGAGGCCGCTTCAGCAACAAAGATTACATATCAAATTAGTGCAGTAAGTATTGGTAAGTTACTAAGTGTTGGTAGTTTTAGTTTTGTTAGTAAAGAATGGGTTGGTAAACATAAAGTAAGTAAACTCATTAAGAAATTATTATTCTCACCTCAATATGGTTTACAAGAAGTATTTTATGGCATGTCAAATAAAACACTTGTTGAACAAGAAGGTCTTATTCCTGAAACTGATGTGGCTGTTGATGTAATGGCTAAAACAAATATTTCACCTATTGACTACTTACAATATTTAGTAAGTATTATGAGAGCATCTAAGCAAACAGGTGAAGATAATTTAAAAGTAGATTCAGGTTTATTTACAATGATTTGTGATGATGATGTTAGTGGTAAGTTTAAAGGGCCATACTTCAAGATTGTGTCTGTAAATAAGATTAAAGATATGCCAATGGCTTATGGTATAGATATTGGTTATCCTTCTCAAAATATTGTTACAAGTTTTAACATTGAAGATAATGAAGGTTATACAATTTTCTATGATTTCTTTGAAGATTTAAATACTGACCAATATGTTGAAAGAATTAATGATAGAGGTGAGTTAGAAACAGTTTATGCACCTATCTTAGGTAGTGATAATGCTCAAAGAGTAGCAACTGAATCGGAAAAGACATGGTGGACAAGGGTTACAGAATTTCCAATTAAAGCAAAAATTACTTTAAAAGGTTTATTAAGACCTGCTATCTTAATGACTCATGTGAGAATTAATGTTTATTTCTATGGTAGAAAACATTTAAGTTCTGGTCTATATGTTATTACAAAACAAGTTGATAATATTAGTGAACAAGGCTTCAGAACCACATTGAATTTATTAAGAGTCGGTAAAGCAGATGACTTAGATGTTGTATAATATCTTAGATATTATGGAGAAATAGATGATTACAAAGGCAATTATTTTAGAGAGAAATATTAATACAAATACATACTCTGTTAGAGTGCCTTTTTTGGAGTCTTCAGGAATTGCTTATGGTAAAATGGATGCCACTATATCTTGTAATCCAGGCATCACAGAAGAGTACAAGCCAGGTGATGTTGTCTATGTTAATTTTGAAGACCATAAACCTGATAAAGTAGTCATTGTTGGTAAATTATATGTTGAAAGTTTAGAACCAAGAGGCTCCGCTAATTTTGAAGCATTAAATGTTTCTAAATCTGTTAGTTTACCGAAGAATACTACTGTTGATGGTAAATCTCTACCTGATTTATTAAATAAGGTTCAGAATCTGGAAGAGTCAACAGTACAACCATACACACCTTTTGCTATTGTCATTGATGCTACAACCAACATTAATGGTTGGCAATTAACTAACTTCACAGCAAGTTTAGATACAATAGAAATAGGTTCTCATTACTATACTTGTTATGTTATAGAAGAAGAAGGTAATCCATTAACAGAAATAAGAGCATTAGACTATATGGAAGCAATGACAGGTATAAGATATGTGCCTAAATATAACTTTCACAAACCTAAAAATACATATTTAATTTTTGCAGATGGTTCTATCTGGAAAGCACAATATGACAAAGATAATGGCTTGCTTCTATTTGCAATGCCTAATCCACTTGCTTAATAAAGCAAGTATGCTAAATTAAATGAAAGTTTTTAAAATTTAAAAAGAGAAAAGATATGAATTCAATTAAGTTTCCTCACATGTTTAACACAGGTAATACTATTGTAGAAAAAGATTCTGATAAAGCATCTATGCAATGTATTAATTTACTTTTGAATTGTGAAAAAGGTGAACTCTTTGGAGACCCTTTTTATGGAATTAGATTGAAAAAATATATTTTTGAACAAAATAATTATGTATTAAAAGATATTCTTATAGATGAGATTTATACACAGTTGTTATTATTTGCACCACAAGTCACTGTTCAAAGAAAAGATATAAAGATTGAGCAAGAAGGCAATAGAGTTAAAGTTAGATTCAAAGCAATCAATAATTTAGACTTTAAGACAAATATGTATGACTTGGTGTTATTTACAAATGAGGAGAGATAGTGAAATATGATTAATGAAGAAGAACTAAGAATTTCAAATAAAAGTTATATAAATAAAGATTTTGCATCTATCTATCCAGAAGTTGTAGAGTTTATTCAAAAAGAAACAACTAGATGGGATCCAGAAACATCTAATGAATCTGACCCTGGTGTTGTTATTTTAAAGGTAGTGGCCTTTATAGCAGATAAACTTAACTATAACATTGATAAGAATGCATTAGAAGATTTTATGGTTTCTTGTACTCAAGAATCTTCAATGAGAAAACTTTGTGATATGTTAGGTTACTTAATGAAATATTATGTTGCTCCTACAACAACAATTACAATGACTTATGTAGGTGAGTTAGATGCTCCAATTACATTCAACAGATTAGGCACTGTCTTTACAAGTACAGATACAGATGAGAATGTTTCTTTTATTGCTACAAGAGATGTTACACTCAGCAGACAAAATGATGTTCAAACAGTTCCTGCTATTCAAGGTCAATTAAGAGAACTTAAAGTCAACACTAGTGGTGATGTTACAAGTGAAGCAGACAAATATCTAATTCAATTAAATAACTTAGATGATAATAACAGAGTTTATTTTCCAGAGACAAATGTTGCAAGTAATGGTGTATTTATTTTAGACAGTACATTAACAGGTGAATTCTGGGAAGTTAAGAACACCTTAAATGATGTTGTTCCTTTAACTAGATGTTTTAAATTTGGTTATGATTCTACAAGAGAATTACCTTATGTTGAATTTCCTAAAGATATTGCTTCTATTATTGGCAATGGTCTTTATATCAGATATATTGTTACTGATGGTGTTTCTGGCAATGTTTCTGCTGGTATTATTAATACATTAGATAGTGCTGATTCTGAATCATGGAATACTTTAACAGGTGCTGATGATAGTGCTTCTAGCAATCTATATGTGAGAAACTATAGTGCTACAGCCAATGGTGCTGACCCTGAATCTATTGATGAAGCATACAATGGTTATAAAAAGACTGTTGGTACTTTCACAACTCTTACAACTTGTAGAGACTACGCCAATGCTATTTATAATATTTTAGATAATAATGGTGTATTTCCACTAGTCTCTAATATTCAAGTTAGTGACAGAAGAGATGATATTAACTATTCTAAGAGAGTTGTTTCTTATGATGAATTAGGTGAAGTTACAATTAATAAAACAAATGCAGAAGACTTAAATGCTTTCCAACTTTGTTGTTATCCTTTAGCACCTATTTTCACATTTACAGATACAACACAATATAAGAAGTCTTTCTTACCATTAACTCCATCAGGCAGAACAATTACATCTGAAATTGCTAATGGTATTGAAAAATATAAAACTATTTCTCATGACTATAAGATTCTCTCATCAGATGATATTTATGCAATTAAGAATAAATTAAGTCTTGAGTGTTATTTAACTCCTACATACAAGGTAAATGCTTATGAGGCAGTTGATATTGACACCAATGTAATAAATCAACTTATTAAAGATTTCAATGCTAGAGAAGTTGATTATGGTTATAAGATTCCTTTTGAATCTTTATATGAGAGTATTAAGAAAGCAGATAAGAGAATTAACTATGTTAGTTTATTTGAACCTGAACTTACTACTTATATCATGACAAGAGATGGCACTGAAATTCCTTTAATTTCTTCTGAAGGTACAGATTACTATACAACATTACTTGCTAAGAATATACTCAATGGTAATGTTGCATTATTTGATTATGATACAAGATTTAATTATGAATTAGGTCAAGAAAAAATTTCTGGCAAAAACATGATTAATGAAAAAGTTAAAACAATCACAACTAACTTATCTTTAACATTACATGATGGTGATGAAGAAAGTTTATACAAGAATGAGGCAATTCAATTTATTGCTCCTAATACAATCACAGAATTAACATATCCAGCATATTGTTATTTTAGATTTATAAGTGCAACTCACGATGAAAATAATCCAATTACAGCAAATACTGTTTATGAATTAAAAGAAGGTGAAGTTTTATATGTTGGTTATACTCAAGATGATAAGTGGAGAGTAGTAAAATATATTAAAGGTCAAATCATTAAACCTGTTGACTTTGATTTATTTGCAACTCCAAATGAAAAGACAAATACACCAAGGTCTACATTTGAAAAGATAAACACAATTGACCCATCTCAAAATATTTTCTTCTCTTTAGATGCAAAAGAATCTATTGAACTTTTAAAGGTTAATAAAATTATCTTGACTAAGAAAACTAAATGCTATTGGTTAAGAAACAATGTCAATAATAGACTATTTACAGATGATGAGTGGAATAATAATACAGGTGAAGCAATTCTTAAAGAGAATGAATATTTCTTCTACACAGATGCCGCTGAAACACAATTAATGTCTTTAGGCAGTGGTACGACTATTCGTTCAAGTTTAAGTTCACTAGAAAATATTACTGCTGATGTGATTGACCTCTCAGATGTCCTTGAAAGTGGCATGTTAGCTCTTAGTGATAAGTGGAAAACTTTAAGTTTAACAACTTCCTATCCTCTTGAAATTCAAGAAAATAGTATTTTAACATTAACAGATGGTGATACTATTACTGTTTCTGGTGGTGATTTAACTGTTGGTAGTGATTTATCTCCTGTTTCTTCTACACTCTCAATTGAATATTCAATTGATGGTGGAACACCTGTCACATTAGATAACATGGACATTACTGATGGTGCATGGCAAGTAAGAAGTAGATTACACATTAATGTTTCAAGAGATGAGCCTCAAATCATTAATGATGGTTTAGAAAATGTCAGCAACAGACAATCAATATCATTTACATTAGATGGTGTTACAAATCCTGTTGTTTTAAATGCTTCAGGTCAACACTTTAATTTAAATTCTGAAATGCATAATGAAGGTGGTATTGTTGATGTTTCCGTTTCAGGTACAGATGAGGATGAACAAACAGTTATTGAATATCCTATTACAATGTATTGTTATAAAATTGCTTTAGATGACAATGATGACCCACAAACACCTGAAAGAAATTTAAGTGGTTATGCGGCATATTCATTGGTTGATTCTTCAGATGAATTTAAATTCAGATTGCCAAACATTAAAAATGCAGACACAGTAGAAAATGGTATTATTATGATGCATGTTTATAAGACAGGCGGTTCCGGTTCTGTTTCTATAACATTAACAACATCAGCATATGAGATGAAAAAATATAATACATCAGATAATTATGGTAATACTTTAACTCTAACAGAAGGTATTAATATTATTGATTTGCATAGATTATCTAATCAGTCTGATACATTAATGACAATTACTAATGAAGGCCTTAAAGGCACATTAATTATTGGCACTTTAGATTTCTACACAGGTTTAAATGATGAACTGGGTATTAAAGAATTTGTTGATGCTGTTAATGACCCAAGTATTACAGAATCATTAATCAAAACAAATTTAATGACTAAAATTGGAGATGATGATTTCTACTACAATTGCAAGATTGATAATTCAAAAGCAATTCAATTAGATAGTTTATTATCACCATATGCATTCTATGATGCAAACAATGTGGCAAATAAGTTTACAATCTCTCAAATTGACTTTAAGAAGAGTTTAATTGATATTGTGAAGACTTCAAGAAAATAATGAGGTAAAGACATGATTAGAACAAAAGAATTAGTTCCTGAATTATATTATGACTTCTCTAGAGACTTTCAATTCTTAGGAAGAGCTTTAGATGTTGTCTTTAATTATGCAAAGATGAATACTGATTTATTAACAGGCAATCCTTTAAGTGCTAATCTTGATGATAGTCTGGTTCTTCTTGCTACAAGAACAATTGGTTTTGAAACAAAACATCAATATAATGCTCAAGATTTAAGAAACATTTGTAGTGTCTTTTCAAGTATCATTAAAGATAAGGGCACTGAATCTGCAATTAAGAGAGCCGTTCAAACATTAATGAACTCTCAAAATATTAGTGGTTATTATGATGTTAAAGTTGTTAATAAAGCGACTGAAGCTGGTGATGTAGATTATACTATTAAAATCTATATTCCTTCAGGTCTTAAAGATTTAATTCTTTTAGAGGACTTATTAGATTATATTTTACCTGCTGGATATGATTATAGATTCATTTATGGTCAAACAGGTAAGCCATTGAAAAATACAATCTCTGTTGAAACAAATATTAATAAATATAATATTAAAGATGATTTATTAGGCAGAATTATGAGACCTATGTTAAATGACAAGAGACCTGATGATTCAGATACAAACATTGAAACACAAGGTGCGGCTACCACATTTACAGGTAAGTCTGTTGGTGGTTTAGATGAAATTGAGATTGAACCATATGAGGGTGATGAAGGAGAATAGTTATGAAGAGAGTTAAAAAGAAACAAGAAACTAACACGCTTCAATTAACATATACAGGAAATGTTACAGTTAAAGTTGAAAAAAATAATGAAGTTATTAAAGTCATTAATGGTCATAATGCTGGTACATTTAGATTATTTGAATATATTGCTAAGAGTTTAATTGGTCTTTATGAATCTGTTTATACACCTAAATATATTGAGACATTTCATGTTATAAGTGAGTCAAATGTTAATCTTGAAACTGCTACATCTTTAGCAGGTATTATTCCTTTAGCATCATCTACTTATGAGACAGACTCAGATAGTAGTACTGCAAAATTAACTTTCATTATTCCTGGTTCTGCTTTTATTGAGAATTCAGTGCCTAATTATTTTGCTTTGTATAGTTATAGTGAATATGGTCATACAAGTAATCCTATGGCAGTTTATTATTTAGATGCAGGTCTAGGTGAGATTGATAGAACATCAAATATTATTGTTGTATGGGAATTAACCATAGGAAATGCAACAACTAATGCCTAGTGTTTATTGTGCTAAATTTAATGATATAGGAGATAAATATGGCAAATGATATTAAATATTTAAATAGTAGTAAAGTCAAGATATTTCCAACTGCTTTTAGAGGAAAAGATGCAAATGGTCATGTAATTGACCCTCAAGCATTTATGACTACTGAAGAGAATCTTGTCAATATTACAAATAAAGTTACCCATAACCATAAAAATTATTTTTATGAAGAACAATATAATGATAATACTGTAGCACACATCATTTTAGATGGGTATTATTTTACTGCTTCAAAGAGTGATATAACAGCATTATTCACATCTCCTAGTAACAATGATATTATTTATGCTTGTATTGATGAAAAACCAATGCAAACATCTTATGAAGATGTTTCTGTACAAACATTATCTCCACATGAAGGCAGTGCAGGTGATATTTTAGATGTTACTGAAACAAATTCTGCTCAAGAATTTAAAGGTCTTGCATTTACTAAAAATACCACATCTGGATTTAATATTTACTTAGAACTTTATAAATATGATTCTAATGATAATGTGTGGAAGGAAATTCCAACATCAATGGTAAATATTAGTGCCACTCAGATTGGTAATGGTACAGGTTCTACACCTATTACACAAGAGTTTAGTACTTCTAACTTAGCAGCCATTAACACAGGTATACAAAATCTATATGGTTATTCAACAAGTACTATAAGTGTTTATGGAAATCTAGCAATGACTGGAGATATTATACCTGAAAAAATTTCTGGTAATTCTTTAGTAAATTTAGGCGGTTATGAAAAATACTTTGATAATATTTATGGAAGAAATTTAATTTTAAATGCTTATACTTCATCTGGTGCAACTTTTGATATGTTATATTGGAGTCATCCTAATGTAGAAAGTATTCCATCATATATAGGCAGTGTTAATTTACTTCATTTTGAATCTGGTTTACAATCTTCATATGGTGGTCTTTTAAACATTTCAGGTTATAATGTTGAAATGAATAATGCTAACATAACGGGTGTAAATAGTCTTTATGCAAGTAGCATGTATGCAGGTAGTTTATCTGCAAGTAGTTTATCTTTATCCGGAGAAAAGATGTTTGTAAGTGTTAAAAATGCTACTTTAAAAACTAGTTCAGATATTTATATGGATGCATCAAAGAGAATTTCTTTTTATGCAAGTTATATAGGATTATATGCTTCTTCTAATGTTAATGGTAATGTGTATGGTAATATTTCTATATATGCTAATGAGAATATTGACATTGTAGCAGAATTTTCTAGTGGTAATACTCATTATGGTAGTTTATTATTATCTGCTTATAGTACAGTTGAAATAAGAACTGGTGACCAATCAAGTGGCAAAATTTTATTTGCAGGTTCTGTATATGCTCCAGCAATACATAATGTTGATGATTTTAGAATTGATGTTTTAGACACAAATGGCAGTAAATTTGCTGGTTATCTTGTTGATGAATATACTGGTACATACATAACTGAAAAGAATTCAGGAAGAAGTATTAATCTTTCTGCAAGTGGTGGTATGTTAAGTTTATATGCCGGTAGTTCAATGACTCTTTCAGCATCTTATTCAATTAATTTATTAGCCGGATATTCAATACATCTTTCAACTGGGTCAAGTATTTATTTAGATACTAAAACTTCAAAAATATATTTAGGAAATACAGGTTCTGGCGGAACTAATATACCTATATACATAAATACCTCAGGTAAAATAAGTCCTTGTTCTATTTATATAAGTGCAGGGGCAAACACTGCATCACCAACAAGAGTTAGTTATGCGGCATATGCCTCATCAGGATTTAATGCAGCTACAAGTCCTTTAAGTATTTCAGATAGTGATTGGAAGGTTTTTCCAAATACCTTATTTATAACTGCAACTCAAGTAAATTCAATATTTACAATAAATGTTAACTGTTATCAAAATGTAGGTGGTTGGATGAGATTTGATGTTTGGTATCTATTAAACGCTTGTGGAATTCCTTATGGTAATTTCAACTATGAATATTTTGCTTGTAATATTTCACCTAGAATGGATTGCTTTGGTAGTGCATATCAACCTGTCATGGCTTGGGCTCATGATACAACAGCAAATTATAAACGCTATATTTATGCTTATGAAAGTCCAAATGGTCCTGCTGGTGCAAACATTGGTGCCAACGGTTTTGCAATGACTATAACACTGAGAGCTAATGATAATTTCTACAATTAAGCATATCATTTAAAATAAATTCACATCTTAACTGATGTGTTTTTATTATGATTATATTGTATAATATAATAGATGCAATATTAAGGAGACATCAATGACATCAAAGATTATTTGTCCTCACTGTGGTGCAGAGTATTTGATAGAAGAGATTTTTATGAGTGAGGATATTTTAGGAACTAGAATGCCTATTAAAGATTCTAAAGGAAAGATTGTTCGCATTGAAGGTGATGAACCAGAATTAAGTGCAGAGTATATTTGTGATTATTGTGATAAGAAATTCACAACCACATTAACTATTGAAGCAAGTTCTATTGAAGAAGAACAAGATTTGTGGAGTGATGAATATTCAGTAGAAATTTTTAAAGATAGAATTGATTTAGAAGAATAATGATTCGTATATTTGAAGATAAGGCGAATAAGTTAAGTGGACTTAAATCTCTTTACTTATTTTTTGATTATAATGTTGATGTTGTAAATATTATAAAGTCAAGTGAGACTTACTTTTTTCATACTAATAATCATTTATGGGAAGTGCCTATCACTTCTTTGTCTTATCTACTTGATAATTTATGTTATATTGATGATATTGATTTAATTGTTGAAGATGAAGATGATACATCAATTCAAAGACATTTAACATTAAATTATAAAACTCAACCTTATCAATATCAGTTGGAAGGCATTGAATATGGTCTAAATCATAAGAAATGGTTACTGTTAGATATGCCTGGTTTAGGTAAAACTTTGCAGATGATTTATCTAGCAGAAGAACTTAAAGCACAAGATAAGATTGAACACTGTCTTATAATATGTGGTATTGCTTCTCTACGAGACAATTGGAGAAAAGAAATACAAAAACATTCTAATGAGTCTTGTATCATCATAGGTGAGAGAATTAATAGAAATGGTAATAGGGTTTGGAATACAAAGAAAGAGAGAGCAGAACAACTTTTAAATAGGATTGATGAGTTCTTTGTTATTATTAATATTGAGAGTTTAAGAGATGAGAAGATTCTTAAAGCACTTCAGAATGGACCTAATAAATTTGAACTTATGCTTTTTGATGAGTGTCATAAAGCAAAAGGTTGGTCTAGTATTCAAGGTAAGAATTTATTAGAACTTCAAGCAGACAATCAAGTTGCTATGACAGGTACACTTCTTTTAAATAAACCTTTAGATGCTTATGTTCCATTAGCATGGATTGGTGTAGAGAAGAAAAGAGGTGTTACAAAGTTTAAAAATACTTACTGTGTTTTTGATGATGTTGCTATAGGAAGAATCATTGGCTATAAGAATTTAGACATTCTCAAAGATGAAATAGATTCATGTTCACTAAGAAGAACTAAAGACTTATTAGACTTACCAGAAAAGACTTTTATTGAAGAAGTTCTTACAATGGATCCGGAACAAGATAAGTTCTATAATCTCATTAAAGACTCAGTTTTAGAAGAGTTTAGACAAGAAGCAAAAGATGAGTGTGATAAGATAGAATTAAATACAAAGAATTTATTAGCATTAACAACTCGTTTAAGACAGGCTACGACATGTCCTGGTGTATTAACAAGTCAAGACATCACTTCATGTAAGATTGAAAGAGCATGTGACTTAGTGGAAGAGATAGTTAGTAATGGTAACAAAGTTGTAATTATGTCAACATTTAAAGAACCTGTTTATAGACTAGAAGAACTTTTGAAAGACTATAAACCTTTAATTGGAACAGGTGATATGAAGGATATTGATGTGTCAAATAACATTGATAAATTTCAAAATGATGATGAACACAAAGTCTTTATAGGTACAATTTCCAAGATGGGAACAGGCTTCACTTTAACAAAGGCATCCTACATGATATTCATAGATTTACCTTGGACTCAAGCATTATTTGAACAGGCTTGTGATAGAATACACAGGATAGGCAGTAAGAATCCTGTATTTATCTATAGTTTGATTTGTAGAGACACAATTGATGAAATTACACTTCAAGCAATTAACACAAAAAAAGCAATCAGTGATTACATAATTGATGATAAAATTGATGACTCTGTGATGATGATTTTGCAAAAATATTTGTATGATTTGTCAATGCTAAATTAACATGAACAACAAAGAAAGGAAGTGTTATCATCATGGACGAAAAGGACACAACAAATGAACTCACTGATATTGATGAGAGTGAGTTTAATATTTTTTTAGACACTCTAAAAGAAGTTTTTGAAGAAGATATTGAGAAAGGAATTGATTCATATGAACGATAATATTATACTATATCACACAAGTACTTGTCCGGTGTGCAAAATGATTGAGAGATTATTGAAACAATATAATATTGCGTATACCTCCGTTATGGATGTTGATGAGATGCTTAAGTTAGATATTAAACATCCACCAGTGTTAAGTGTTAATGGTGAGTTTTTAAAGACATCACAAGAGATTAACAATTACATCAATTCAAGAAGAGGTTAGTATTATGGATAAGCAAACATTAGAAAGAAAATTAAAATTTATAGATGAATATAATAAGGCAAGCAATGCCTCAACAGGTAGTCAATTTGATAGCAATGCCAATGTGGCTAGTAAGAATCTTGCAACACAAGAATGTGAACTAGGTAAAAAAGACTTTATTGACTTGAATAGAGCATTAGTTAAGATATACTTAACTAAATTATATGGTGAAGAATTTGCAGAACAATATGAGAAAGATTTAAAGAATCATATTATCTATGTTCATGATGAATCAAGTTTAAAACCTTACTGTGTGGCAGCCTCACTATATCCATTTTTATTAGATGGTCTACAAGGTTTAGGAGGCAGTGCTTTTCAACCAAAACATGCAAACAGTTATATAGGAAGTATTATTAACTTAATTTTCTTACTTTCTTCACAATTTGCAGGTGCTGTTGCTATTCCTGAATTTCTGACTTATTTTGACCATTTCTTAAGAATTGACTACGGTCAAGATTATACAGAACATCTTGATGATATTGTTGAAAAAGTTGGTGAACATGAATTCACCTTAAGACATAAGATTGAAGACTGGTTCCAACAATTTGTCTATAGTGTTAATCAACCTGCTGGTGCTAGAAACTATCAATCTCCATTCATTAATATTTCTTACTTTGACAAGTATTATTTTGAAAGTATCTTTGCTGATTTCTTTTTTCCAGATTTTGATATACCATGCTGGGAAACCACAAAAGAACTTCAAAAGATGTTTATGAGATGGTTTAATAAAGAAAGAGAGAAAACAACAATTACTTTTCCTGTTGAATCATTCAATCTTTTAGTTGACAAAGAAACTCAAAAATATAAAGATGAAGAATCGGCAGACTTCTGTGCAGAAATGCACTCATTAGGTCACTCATTCTTCATTTATCAAAGTGATAGTGCAGATAGTTTAAGTTCTTGTTGCAGACTTAGAAACGGTATTGAGGAAAATGTTTTCAGTACATCTATGGGTGCTGGTGGTGTTATGACAGGTAGTAAGAAAGTCATCACACTCAATCTTAATAGAATTGTACAAGATTGGTTTAAACATCATGGTCCTTATGGAGATGATATTGAATTAACTTTATCACAATATATTGAAACAATTGTCAATAGAGTTCACAAGTATTTAAATGCCTGGAATGCAAAACTACATGATGACTTAGAAAATAATATGCTTCCTGCCTACACTGCTGGTTTCATTGATTTAGATAAACAATTCTTAACAGTTGGTGTTAATGGCTTTGTAGAGGCAGCTGAGTTCTTAAATATCAAAGTGGATCCAAATGATGAACAATATAGACAACTTGCAAAAGATATTTTAGGTACTATTGAAGCACTTAACAGACAAGCAAGAACAAAGACAACTAAATACAATCTTGAGTTTGTTCCTGGTGAAAATGCCAGTGCAAAATTATATGCTTGGGACAAGAGAGATGGTTATGTAGTTCCTAAAGGTAGAAACCTCTATAATTCTTACTTCTATGTTGTAGAAGATACATCTATAGACCCAGTTAAAAAGTTCTACTATCAAGGTCATGGCTTTGCAGATGTCTGTAGTGGAGGTGTTGCTTTGCATAATAATTTAGATGCATTCTTATCTAAAAAACAATATAGATACTTAATGGATGTTGCTGTTAAGGCTGGCTGTAACTATTGGACTTACAATATTCCTGCAACTATATGTAATGATTGTGGTTGTAGAGATAAGAGATATTTACATGAATGTCCAAAATGTGGCTCAACTAACTTAGATTATGAAACAAGAATTATTGGATACTTAAGAAGAGTATCTAACTTCTCTGAAGCAAGACAAATTGAAGCAAGTAAGAGAGCATATAATAGATTAGAATTAATGTAGTTGTATAATAAATTGAAAGGATTATTATGGAAAGAAAAATAATGGTTGAAGTAACACCACAAGAATATAATAAAATTGTTAGTGGTGCATTAGATTCTTCTAGTTTATCTGATGAAGATTTAATGGGAGAATTATTAAAAAGGTGTACTTGTAAAAAGGTATCAACTGAAAAAGGATTCTATGAGTGGTCCGGACAATTTAGAGCGATAAGTGGAGCATTAAAAATTAATGATAAAACAACAATTGATTTCGTTATCAAGACAATGGAGTAGTTATGTTAAAAGTATATGATAGTGCTGTGACATTCAGTGAATTTCCTGATGAAGTAACTTTATGTGTTAATATTAGTAATTGTCCGGGTATGTGTGACGGATGTTCTGAACCTTGGTTATTGAAAGATGTAGGTGAAGAATTAACTGAATCTAAAATTGATGAACTTATTGCTTTAAATAGTGATATAACTGTTTTTGGTTTAATGGGTGGTGATAGTGACCATGATGATGTAGTTAGAATTGCTAATTATGTTCATGAAAAATATCCACATCTTAAAGTTGGTATGTATAGTGGTAGAGAATATATGTCCACTAAACTTCTCAATTGTTTAGATTTATACAAGATTGGTAGATGGATTATGCCTAAAGGAAAGCCAGAAGAATGGCATCAAACAAATAATGGTGTTCTTCAGTTTCCATGGTCTAATCAATTACTCTTTGAAAAATTACAGACAAGAGATGGTGAATCTTGGGTAAATACAACATACAAGTTTAGAAAAGAAAAAGTTGGTAATCCAGCAAGATACATTATTACTTCTGAGGATAATGCAGATGTACAAGAAGGAAACTAAACATTTAATTTTTACTGAAGTTGACAATGAAGGAAGAAAAACAAAAGTTGTCACAGTAGAAAATAAAGAACATCATCTCTTAGGTTTTATTTATTTCAAACCTCAATGGCGAAAGTTCATCTTTGATACAAATGATGAAATTGTCTATGACAATAACTGTTTGAGAGATATAATAAGTGTTCTAGATGAGTTACAGCAAATGTGGATAGAAACATTAAAAAAGAAATAGATTCTCATGTTTGAGAATCTTTTTTATTTGACAAGTATTTGACTAAATGATATAATGATTAAGAAAGTTGAGGAACAATTATGAAAACTTATTGTATTGATATGACGCATAGATTTGATTGGTTTCATTTTAAAGTTGTTGCTGAATCTAAAGAAGAAGCCATTAGAGTGGTAGAAAATGCTGTTGATGAATTTAATCCTGAAGATTATGCTGACTTTAAATATTGGAAAAAATTGTGGAAGAAAAACTATCCACAGATTGTTGATTACTTATGTGATAAAGATGATTTAGAGTATGGTGAAAAATATCCTGAAATCTCACTAGGTGATTTTACAGTTATCTCAGGTAATTATAATCCAAACAGTGCTGAAGATTACAAACAATTTGAAACATATGAAGAATTTATTGACTATTTGAATTCTTTAAAAAAATCTTACACAGTAGAAACTTCCAGAGGTTGGCATGTTTCATTTTAGAAAATACTATTGACTTTAAGTATTTTAACATCTATAATTAATAATGTGAGGTAGATTATTATGACATTAGAAGAATACAAGAAACTTATTATTGATGAAATCAATGAATTAAATGCTAATCCATGTTTTGAAACATTAGCAAAGGTTGAAGCCAGCATTGATTTTTACTCTGATTGGTATAAAGATGAAAACTTTATTAGACCAAGAAATGATATTGGTTATTTTAGAAGTCTTTATAGTGATGAAGCAAGAGAAGTTGTTGATAAGTTTGAAAAATTAGACTGGCAACTTCAAGTTCAATATATGTATCCGGAGGCATAATTATGTATTATGATTCTATTGAAGATTTAAAGTTTAATTTACAACAAACATTAAAAAGACTAGAAGAAACATTATCTGATGACTTCTTAGATATTGAAGAGGCAGCCTTTATTAGAGGTAAGATAGATGCTTATGAAGACATTTTAGGAGAATTATAATGAAACAAGTTATCGTTAGAGTTAGAGATTGTAGACCTACATACACAAAAACAATCAAAACATTTTATTTTTACAACTATGCTTCTTATGAGTTTGATGCTTATGATTATTTAAAAGACCTAATGCCTGGTCAAGAAATTTACATCAAAGTTGGCAACAAGTATGCAAAATTCATTTCTTATGAAGATGTTGAAAATGCAATGAGAGAAGATGATTGTGATGATTTTGGTTATGAATTATATACAATGCTTCAGTATGATTCTAGTTTAAATTGGTGGTTAAAAGAATATTTACCATTATACTAATTGTATAATATAGAAAGGACTTATTATGAGAAACAAAGCAATGACAAAAATGTTAGTGGCAACAGCAGTGACTTCTGCCATGTTAGCATCAGCAAGTGGTAATGAGTATAGTTACTATGATTATTTAGATGAACTTCTTCCAGCAAAAGGTGGTACTCACAAAGAGTATAAAAATAAGAATGCTAACATTGAATATTACACTGATGAGAAAGGTAATATTAGAAAAAGAAAGGTGAGTAAGTAGTTATGGAAGACACCACAACAAATTTTAATACAAATAGTCTAGCAGATACTACAGATAACTATACAAACATTCCATTTAATTCTAGTATGTGGTCTGCTGGAAGTCTTATGTATGGTCATGGTAGAAGAACAAAGAGTAGAGATTATCAAAGTAAAGGCCATAAAGAAAAAGTTATAGCATCTAGAAGAAAGAAAAATAAGAATGCTAAGAAGGCTAGAAAGAAGAATAGATAATTATTAGAAGAAGAAAGGTATCTAAATAATATGATTACTGTTAATTATTTTGATTTCAATTCAGGTAAGATGCAAGACAGAGAATTTGATTATCCTGAAGATGCGGTCTCTTTTATTCAAGAAAATAAAAATGATATTATTGTGACAATGTATTCTTGTGTTGATAGTGAAGACTATGACTATATTAGTGCAAGAGTGTGAGGTGTTGTTATGAAATATGTTAGAGTTTATGAAAGTGATTGTTATCCAGAAGAATATATAACAACTTATCTAAATCATTGTGAACATGTTGCTAATTTACAAAATGCAGGTTTTGATTTTGAAGGTTGCATTGTTAAGCAAGCCGACATCATTGAAGAGTTGTGTGACTGCTTTTCATATGATATTGAAACCACAAGAGATTTCGCTGTTGCTCGTAGTTGGAAATTACACAATTTAGAAAGAGAAATCTATGGATGTATTAAGACTGATAAAGGTCTTATCTATGTAGCAAAGATGAACAAGGATGGTGTTTTATGCCTTATTTAAATGATGTTCCTATTTGTGAGGATTATAAATACAATTTTGAAAAAATGAGATGGTATTGTGATTATTTTAAAAGATGGCAAGATAGTCGTTTAGATTGCAAGAATTGTCCATATTGCAGAGTGAAAAAGGAGAATTAGAATTATTATGAAAGATGAATTAACAATAACAATAACTGTTCATAATGATGGTGAGGAAAAAGGTAGCATCTATATTGAATATGGCTCTTGCTATCCGATTACTACCGACAAAGAACATCTGCTTGAAAGAATCAAAGATATTATAAATGGCAACCTAGATTTGAAGATTGATTTATGAACGATAAAGGAGAGTTAGAGTTGTTATGAGATTATATTTTAACAAAAAAGATAATGAAATTGTTATAGTTGGTAAGCAAGGTGAATTGCCAAGTGTTACCTTTGTTGAAGATAGAGGTGCAAATAAAAGAGGAAGAACAAATTGTTTTGGACAACCTATTTTAAGATATCGCTATCACTGGTCATCAATAGAAGAAGGCTACTCATCACAAACAGATAAATTAGGCTTTGTAAATGCTGAAGATAGAGTTTATTTTGAAAAAAGAATAGTTAAAAAGATTAAGGTCAAGTAAGAGATGTTACTATGAGTAAGATTTTAAAATTAAATAGTTATTCACGATATGATGAACTAGGTGACAGAGACTACATGGTATATGAAGTAGAGTATGATGATGGTCATAAAGAATATGTATCAAGAGATATGTTTAGAAATCTTAAAGCATTAGAGATTATTAAAGATATTTGGGGAGATAATATTTTAACCGATATAGAGAAAGGTTTTGTATTAGGTCAACCCTACATTAAATTACCAGATAAAGAAAAATGTGATTTATTAAAAGAGATGATGTTATGAGTTTAATTAGATTGTGTGATGGTGCTTGGTCTTTGAAAAATTGGGACGATGCTTGGTATCACTATTCAAGATTTAAAAAGCACTTAAAAAAAGATAGTGATTGTGTGGCTTTAATAATTTCTATCAACAGTGACAATAACAATTACATTGAAGATTATTGCTCAATGGTCATTAGAAAAGATGATTATGAGATAATGATAAAACAAAATAGACTAATAGAAATGTTAATCGCTTTTATCAAATCATTTGAAGAATATAAAGACTATTGGAGATTTAGAGATACAGGTTTGAAAATTGAAATAGTAAAGAAAAAATATGTCAGTTTGGTTTAAGGAGATTAATAATGAGTAAGCAATTAGATGCAATTAAAGGTTGTGATGTCATACATCTTTATAAAAAAGATGACATAATGGCAAAACTATTTGTAAAACCTTTTACAAATGGTGAGCCTGTTAAAAAATACTATTTTGAAGTAGTTGATAAAAAAGGCAATACAATGTTTATTTTTGAAGATTTGAGTACAACTATGTCTGTTGCAGGCAGATTTGGTTTAGATTATAGACAAGTTAATTATGAAGAAAGATTTGAAGAACTTGAGGAGAATGATGATGAGTGAATTATTTAGAAAATTTAAAGATAGTCAGTTTGTTGCTCACATTTCATTTTTATGGCATTGGAAGAACTTCTTCTTTCTTTTAAAATATCCTTTCTATAGAGTTTATAATAGATGGAATGGTAAATTCTGCGGTTATGCTTATACTGAATATGATTTTATTGAGAGTGGTTGGCAAATTGCTTTTGGTAAACAACTGAGTGAAGATATTAAGAGAGCAGGTAAAGAATCTAGAAAGAGAATTGGTAAACATCTATCTTGGAGAAAGATGCTTTATTGGGAACAAATTAAGGAGAAGTGGGGTGAGTTGTGTTTATATGCATCTTGCACTAATGAAATCAGAAAAGTTCTTGATAGATATGAATTGATGTCCATTGGATATTGTCAATTCTGTGGTAAACCTGCTAGATATAGAACAAGAGGTTGGGTATCCTATTTATGTGAAAGTTGTTTTGAAAAAGATTTTGCATATCCAGAAGATGTTGCAGAAGCTAAGATTGCTTGTAGGCTTACTGTGAAAGATATACCACATGGTGTAACATATACTAGAAATAAACAAGGCAAGTTGATTGAACATAAAATTAACTACAAAAATAAATATGGTCTTGATTATAAAGAAATGTGGGGATTGACAAAATAAAAATAAATGTTTATAATTAACAGTGATTGGAGGTAATTACTTATGTTAGTTGACTCATATAAACTATTCTTAGAAGATGCTAGAAGAATTCCAGGCTTCAAAGTTGGTACTAAAGATGATTATGATGACATTGAACAAATCGCTAATTGTTATGTCAAAGCAGAAAGATTACATGATAAAGATTTAATGAGCAGTTGTTTAAGTGCTTTAATGGTTAGATATTGGTATATGGTGCCTCTCATTTATGAGAAGAGTAAATCATTAAAACTTGAAATTGAAGATGCTGTTGACTTACTCTATGATGCTCTTTTAAAAGCATTTAAATACAAGAGTTGGTTAGATAAATCTAAATCTGTCAGTAGAGAAAAAGGTGCAGTTGAAAAGTGTATCAATAGATGTATTGATACTGTTAGACAGGCTGCCTTTCAACAATCTAATACTGATTCTAGAAAGTTGAATTATATGACTTTCTCTGTTGAAGAATCTGTTGAAAAGTTTGGTGATGCATCAGAAGTTCTCTTTGTTGAGGATAGAGATGAGATGTCAAGCATTAAAGAATTAGTAGAATATAAATTAAAAACAGATGATATTATTAGTGCTTTAGTCATTGATAGTGTTTGCTACAATGATTGTTTTAAGAGAGGTAATTTCAACATGTCTAGTGTTGTATCAGGCATTACTCAAAAAGATTATATTTCTTCATTTAAGAATAGATATCATGTCAATACAAAATTGTGTAATAAGATTGATTTACTAACTAAAAATAATAGAAAAATACTTAGTAAATTAGTTCAAGATACATTAGTACACTTAAAGCAAGATAAGGAGATTATTTATAATGCTTTCGGATGTTGTTAGTTCATCTAGTTATTTAACATTTAACATTAAGATTGCACAAGCTATTGGTTTAGTTAATGCTATCTATTGTTCTGTGCTTTTAGATATTTACTCAAAGGCGAAAAGAAAAGATAAACTTGATGAAAATCAATTCTTTGATGTTGATAGAAACTACATTAGAACTAAAACAACCATTAAATCTGATGAGCAGTATAATTGTGATGCTTCTCTAAGTAAAATTGGTTTAATTAAAACAAAAGAAGAAAGTCCTAATAAAATCTACTTTAATGTTGAAGAGTTTATGAAAATTATTGCTGAAGATGATATTAAACGCATAACAAAAATATATAGACAGACTATTCTTTCTTCTAATAAAGTAGAGTCTGAGAAACTCAAAAAAGAAGATGCAAGAGAGAAACTACATAAAGTTGTTACAGTTAGCAATAGTCAGATTGAAGAATCTCTGCATTCATGGATAGATATCATCTTTAATAATAGTAAGTTGTTTATTACAGAAGACACTGTTGATACATTTCAAAAGACTTTGTGCAGTTATGTCAATTCTGATGTGAATAAAGCATTAGACATTATAAATCATGCTAAGTCATTTGGTTTCACTAATTGTGATGATGCAATTGAGAGTTATGAAAAGAACAAAAAGATTCTATCTCAAAATAAATCTGTGAGAACAACCCCATTAAAAGTTGCTACTCAGAATAATTTAAGTAAAAAGAAGTATTAATTATTGTATAATAAAGTGATGAAAAATTTTGAAGTTTGTAAAAATTGTTGGTTAAGAGAAGAGTGTGATGATACAGGTTATTACTGTGACAACTCTTTTTGTGTTAAGAACTATAAGTTATCTAAACTCTATGAGAATGCTTTAATCTCTAAAAAGCAAAGAGCAAGAGTTACTTTCTTATTAGAT